CCTAAAAAAAGCTCCGGCGGTATATTTTCTACAAACTTTTAAGTGTGGCGGCAAGTTCTTTTTAAAAACAGGTTGTGGTGATCCTGTTCTCCCTTCAAGAGTCGTTTTAAAAGACGGTTGAAAGTCTTGCCGCCACACTTAAAAGTTTGTAGAAAACCATCTCGAATTACTAACAACTATACAAGAAAGGAGTATGAATATTTGATGGCCGTTTCTAAGAGAGATGACGCTCCAATCAAAAGACGACGCCCTCCGGCTAAAACTCCAGAAGCTCGCGAAAATCAATTAGTAGCTCTTGCTGTCGACTTGGCTGAGGCTCAACTTTCTAAAGGAACGGCTTCGTCTCAGGTTATAGCGCATTTTCTAAAGATCGGTTCAACTAAGGACCGAGTTGAAAAAGAGATTCTCGTATTGCAAAAAGAATTAATACAAGCCAAAACCGAAGCCATTCAATCGGCAAAGAAAACCGAAGAATTATATGCAAACGCCCTTTCCGCAATGAGAACGTACAGTGGACAAGGAAGCGTTGATGATTAGAATGTACCGATAAGGAGGGCGGTATGAAAATAATAAAATTCAAGGGTCGAACGTATTTGGTATCATCTCCACGTCTATGTAATGGATGTTATCGCCTCACTTGTGATGCCTGGACCACCATAGTGAAGCGAGATACCTACGGCCATAAACGAGCCTATCCAAGACATAGGGTTATAGGAGCGTTAACCTTGCATGATCTAGCAAAAATTTATATGGATGGGTTTGGGGAAAATGATTAGAACATTTCGAAATCTAGCAAGACTAAGAACTTTTGAGGAACGTTATAAATATCTACAACTCAAAGCCGCTGTCGGGCAATCCACATTTGGCGGAGATCGTTATTTAAATCAACTATTGTATAGATCCGATCGATGGAAAAGAACGCGAGATAATATAATCATTAGAGATGAAGGTTGCGATCTCGGGATAGATGATTATCGAATTTATGGTCGTATAGTAATACATCATATGAATCCGATATCGCTCGAAGATGTCGAACTTGATCGAGACTTAATATACGATCCAGAAGGACTTATATGCACAACCCATAATACCCATAACGCAATCCATTATGGAGACGAATCATTATTGCCACAATTACCAAATGAGAGATACAAGAACGACACTTGTCCCTGGCGATAAACATATTAGGAGGATAAATATGGATTATAATGACGTGTCAACTAGAAAATCAAAAATCAAAAAAGACTTATCGATATCCCTAGATCAATCTATTGATGGACCATCCACGAAATATTGTCAAGACGTTCTTCCAGAACAAGAAGTCACATCAACTCAAGCCCCGCTAATGGCTACTGTTATAAGCAGTGGTAAATTAAACGTTAGAGAATCTCCGGACAAATTCAGCAACGTAATATGTGTCGTAAACCGAGGCGATGTACTTATTGTGGCGGACACCGATACGCATGACGGTTGGGTGTTTGTGAAAACTAACTCAGGAGTTATAGGCTACGTTATGCGAGAATATATCGGACCAACCTGGTATGAATAGGAGCGTTGCTAATGGATAGCATTCTCACATCTGTTAAGAAAATGTTAGGCATCGAACCTGAATACACGCACTTTGACCCCGATGTTATATTAAATGTTAACTCGGTACTCCTATCTCTAAATCAAATTGGGGTCGGTCCGAATACGGGTTTCGTAATAACGGGCATTGATGAGAAATGGACAGATCTACTCGGAACCAGAATCGATATTGAAGCTGTAAAGACACTAATCTACTTAAAGGTTCGACTACTATTCGATCCCCCGACAAGCTCATTCGTTCTAGAAGCAATGGAGAGACAAATAACAGAATTCGAATGGCGTCTAAATGTACAAATTGAGAACGCTATACCAATTGTGGAGGTGGTGATATAAGATGCGTAACAAAAACGATTTAGTCCATTTTGGAATTCCTGGAATGAAGTGGGGGAAGGGTAGGGGAAGCTCGACCAAATCGAAGCCAAAGACTAAACCCCGTATTGTCAGTGACGACCACAAAAAGAAAGTGCTACTAAAAGGTAAAAAGATCCACGAAATGAGCAATGAGCAGCTTAGAGAATTAACCACTAGAGTCCAACTCGAAAAACAGGTTAGAGACCTAAATCCGGGCCATGTTAAAAAAGGTCTAAATGTCGTTAAAACCATTACTGCTGCTGGTACAACTCTGGCGTCATTCTATGCTCTTTCAAAAACGCCGTTAGCTCAAGAAATTATTAAAGGAGTTAAAAGTAAAGTTAAGTAAAGAGGTTCTACTATGGCGTTATCGAACACCGCAACTCCAAAATATTATGGTAAATTTCGCAGTGACGTATTAAACCGAATGATCCCGGTCTGTAAAGAAATCTCCATGGAAATGAATCGAATCGACGATCTAATAGCAAATCCTGGAATTTACTATGACGATCGAGCTGTTGACGGATTTGTCGATTACTGCGAGAACGAACTAACCCTCACCGATGGTGCAGATTTGAGATTGCTCGACTCATTCAAGTTATGGGCGGAACAAGTATTTGGTTGGTACTACTTTGTCGAGCGTAGCATCTACGAGCCGTCTCCAGACAATCATGGCGGAAAATACGTTCGTAAAATGATCAAGAAACGCCTAATCAATAAACAGTATTTGATTGTCGGTAGAGGTGCCGCTAAGTCGTTATATGATTCATGTATCCAATCATACTTTCACAATGTCGACACCACCACGACCCATCAAATCACTACCGCACCAACGATGAAACAAGCCGACGAAGTCATGTCTCCAATACGAACAGCGATCATTCGCTCACGCGGACCACTCTTTAAGTTCTTGACCGAAGGATCATTACAGAATACTACGGGTTCTCGAGCCAATCGCGTTAAACTAGCCTCTACCAAAAAAGGTGTTGAGAACTTTCTAACCGGGTCTATCATTGAAGTTAGACCGATGAGCATCGATAAGCTTCAAGGTCTTAGACCTAAAGTCTCAACCGTTGACGAGTGGCTTTCTGGTGACATTCGAGAAGACGTGGTTGGGGCCATCGAACAAGGAGCCTCTAAACTTGACGACTATATAATCATTGCCACAAGCTCGGAAGGTACTGTCCGAAACGGTAGTGGCGACACAATCAAAATGGAATTAGCGGACATCTTGAAAGGAGAATACATTAACCCTCACGTTTCCATTTGGTGGTATAAACTCGATGACATTAAGGAGATTAGCGATCCAGCAACATGGCAGAAAGCTAATCCAAATCTTGGACAAACTGTGACGTACGAAACCTATCAATTAGATGTCGAAAGAGCTGAAAAAGCTCCAGCCGCAAGAAACGATATTCTGGCCAAACGATTTGGAATACCAATGGAAGGTTATACCTACTTCTTTGCCTATGAAGACACGTTACCGCATCGCAAACGTAACTTTTGGTCTATGCCATGTGCGATGGGAGGCGACTTATCCCAAGGAGACGACTTCTGTGCGTTCACATTCTTATTCCCATTACAAAACGGAATGTTTGGCGTAAAAACTAGATGCTATATCACATCTCTAACCCTTATGAAACTACCGGGAGCTATGCGTATAAAATACAACGAGTTCCTAGAAGAGGGTAGTTTGATTGTGCTGGAAGGTACGGTCCTGGACACGATGGAAGTGTACGAAGATCTCGATAAGTACATACTCGATTCGAGTTACGACGTACGTTGCTTCGGATTCGACCCATATAATGCCAAAGAATTCGTAACTCGGTGGGAAACTGAAAATGGACCTTACGGTATAGACAAGGTTATACAGGGAATAAAAACAGAATCTGTACCATTGGGCGAATTGAAAATACTAGCCGAAGAACGCATGTTGGTTTTTGACCAAGCGCTTATGACGTTCGCTATGGGTAATTCTATAACGTTAGAAGATACAAACGGTAATCGCAAACTGTTAAAGAAACGTTACGCACAAAAGATCGATAGCGTTTCGGCTTTGATGGATGCGTATGTCTCCTACAAAGCAAATAAGGATGCATTTGAATAAAATCATGTAAGGAAAAGGAGCGAATTAATGATGAATAACTTAACTGCCGTAGACGCCCTAGACTTAGACAACATCAATGTAAACACCCAACGAATGAAATTAGGTGGTAAACTCAAATCCATGATCGACGCCATAAATAATGTAGTGGTTTCTGGCACAGCCGTAAACGCTGTAAACGCCTCAAAAAACCTTGCGATATCCGGAGTTGTAATTCATGGCGAGACCGTGACCATCAATAACCCAGCCGTAGCGGGAACTGACGTATATGAATTTTTATCAGACACTGCTCAAACTAAAACGGCAGCTACAAACATAGCGGTCAATATCGTCGCCAACACAACTAAGTCATCCATAGCATTAACGATCGCCGCCCAGCCAACAAGCGGTGACACCATGACTATTGGTGAAAAAGTTTATACATTTGTTCCCGTTGGAACAAACAACGCGGATGGAGAGATATCAATTGCAACAGATTTAGCTACTTCAAAACTAGCGATCGTAGCCGCGATCAATGGGGTCGATGAGGTTAACGATCCACATCCTCTAGTTTCTGCCGCTAATTTTGTAGCAGATGATTGTGTAATAACGGCTTTAATTGGCGGAGTTTCAGGCGATACGATCGCTACCACAGAAACGTTCACAGCTGTGACCAACGTATTTGCTGGGGTAACATTGGCGACCGGAGCAGATTGTACGGCAGCAGATGCCGTTATTGCGCTTGTGGCCGCCGTCACTATGTCTGACACACAAGGTGTCGGAGCGGCTGATGGTGCAGGAGATAGTGTAGACCTAACCGCAGACGTTGCTGGAACTATTGGAAACGCAATCGTCATCGGAGAAACCATGGCTAACGGAGCATTCACAGAAGATGCCGTCGCATTGTCTGGTGGCGTTAACGGTACTGTTGGCGACATCGATGCTATAATGGTTGACGCGTCGTATCTGTACAAATGCGTAGCCGCCAACACGATATCCGGTAAGAACTGGCGTCGTATTTCGCTTGGCTCAGCGTACTAAGGAGGTGATGGTTCAAAATGGAAGATAACCATCTACGGCATTTTGGAGTCCTAGGTATGAAGTGGGGGAAACGAGGTAGAAGCGCTGGAACATCCATCAAACCTTCGTCCCGCCAAAAGGAAACCGAGTTTCAAAATAAATTAACCGCTTTAAACAAAAATAAGAGTCTCCAAGGAACGTCTGACGCCGCACGATTTAATTATCGAAGTCAAGGCGTTGGTATGCGTGTAGCAAAAACCGCAGTTAATGTAACTTCTCAGATGATTGTTAAAGATGTCTTAACTGGTAAATTTCCAGCAAATAAAAAAGATATCGCCATCAGGGTTGCTCAAATATCAGCGTATACTGCGGGGAAAGTGGTCCTTAAAGACCGCCTTGCTAAGTCTGCTACCACTCGATATACCGACGAAGGTAAACTAAAACCTGGAAGTAAACGCAGAACACTAACCAAAGAAGACAGTATAGAAGCTGGCGTAGTCTTCGCCGTAAAGGCTGCATATATTGGAAAGTGGGCGCTTGGAATGAAAGCAAAACAAGTTAATGCTACGCGAGCAAAAAACGAAGCAAATTTTAAACGTTGGGGTGCAAATATTCTACCACAAAGAGTTGACAATGTTGTTTGGCAGTCTAGTGATTTAAAGACTGCCGTCATCGACAATCGACGTAGGTAATGCTAACGTAATCAGGATTTATTCAAAGGAGGTGAAAAGATATTGGAATCAGTTGGTTCCAGATTAAAACACGCATGGAACGTCTTCTTTAACAAAGATCCTGGCCCGTATTATAATACCAATGGTATGGGTTATTCTAATAGACCAGATAGACCCAGACTTACTCGCGGAAATGAACGGTCTATTGTGACCGCAGTGTATAACCGAATAGCTATCGATGCTGCCGCAATAAGTATACAGCACGTTCGACTAGATCAGAACAACCGGTTTATATCGGTCATCGAGTCTGGCTTGAACACTTGTTTAACCTTAGACGCCAACATCGACCAGACAGGACGCGCATTCATTCAAGACGCAGTAATGTCTATATTAGACGAAGGATGCATTGCCATTGTCCCGACGGATACAACTTTTAACCCATCGATTACTGGTTCGTACGACGTCAATTCGGTGCGAACAGGTAAGATCTTAGAGTGGTATCCGAAGAGTATACGCGTACAAGTTTACAATGAGAAAACTGGGTTAAAAGAGGATATTCTAGTACCTAAAAGCACGGTGGCTATTATTGAAAATCCTTTGTATGCGGTTATGAACGAGCCAAATTCAACTTTAAAACGCTTGATCTCAAAATTAAATTTACTAGATGCGATAGACGCTCAAAGTGGTTCTGGTAAATTAGATTTAATAATTCAATTACCATACGTCATCAAGACAGAAGCAAGGCGTCAACAAGCCGAACTTCGGCGTACCGATATAGAGAATCAGTTGGCTGGGTCTAAATACGGTATCGCTTATACCGATGGTACAGAGCGCATTACGCAGTTGAATCGTTCAGTCGAAAATAATCTAATGGGTCAGATTGAATTTCTAATGAGTATGCTTTATAGCCAATTGGGAATCACTCAGAGCGTATTAGATGGTACTGCTGACGAGAAGACGATGCTTAATTATCATAACCGAACCATTGAGCCAATCGTATCCGCGATAGTTGACGAATCAAAACGAAAATTTTTAACCAAAACCGCGAGGTCGCAATTTCAATCGATATCTGCATTTAGAGATCCATTCAGACTAATGCCTGTAAACGATCTGGCGGAGATTGCCGACAAATTTACTCGAAACGAGATCTTGTCGTCGAATGAGTTCCGACAAATTATTGGCATGAGGCCCTCGGATGATCCAAAAGCTGATGAACTTAAAAACAAAAACATAAGTAATCCGACTAACGATAGTTCATCAAACGAAGACCATCTCAACGCATAACCTCAAAATGGAAGGAGAAATTAAAATTGGAAAAGTATGATTTTAGTGGATGGGCGACTCGGAATAATCTTAAATGCTCCGACGGTCGAACCATCCTACAAGATGCATTCAAACATAACGACGGACAAACGGTTCCTATGGTGTGGAATCACCAGCATGATGGTCCGATGAACGTGCTTGGTCACGCATTATTGGAGAATCGAAAAGAGGGGGTTTATGCCTATTGCGTTTTTAACGAAACAGACGCCGGAAAGAACACGAAACTGTTAGTCAAACATGGCGATGTTTCAGCTCTGTCAATATACGCGAATCAGCTTAGACAGAAGGGTGATAACGTCGTGCATGGGGCAATTCGCGAGTTAAGTTTAGTGCTCTCTGGAGCAAACCCTGGGGCGTTCATTGATTCTGTTATGATTCATGGTGAAGAATCTGACGAAGAAGCCGTGATTTATACTGGCGAAAAAGTTGAACTATTTCATGCCGATCTGCCAAAGGCAGAACCCAAAAAAGAAGCGCCAAAAACCGACACACCGGAAGATGATGAAACTGTTGCCGACGTGTTTAACACTCTTTCTGAAAAACAGAAAACAGTGGTGTACGCGATGATCGGCCAAGCTCTCGACGGAAACGATAATCAAGATGACGAAGGAGACGATGA